TGACACGATGACAAGACAAACATTTATACCATTCTTTGTTAAGATGAGTAGTTTATTTTTAAAGGTTCAAAAGGGGGGAGTTAAAGTCCTGTCATCATTTTTTAAATTCCGTAATTGTTGTTGTTCAACTCCCCCCTTTTTTCATCACCAAATTTTTAATTATTTATAGTTATGATAGAAGACGCATTACTCAAAGATTATTTCAAACTCACACCCGAAAGGAAAGTTGAAGTTATGGATGTGGTATGTGAGAAACTACACGACGCTTATATCCTACTTGAAACAACAACAGGTAAGAAACACGCAAAGGAAGTATTGGAACATACATTATCAACGGAGATGAATAAATCACTCCAAGATGAAAACTATGAGTATGCTGAAATCATAAACCAACTAATCCAATATATGACAAATGCCGTTGATTGAAAGACAACCAAGTGAAAGAAGGGATAAGTTCATCCAAAGGTGTATGGGTGACTCAAAGATGGTAAGTGAATTCCCTGATAATCGTCAGCGTTATGCTGTTTGTATATCTCAAGCCAAGAAGTAATGAATATACCAAAGTTAGAAAAACCATACCATTACGATGGTGGAAATTATTATGAAAATCCAAATGATTATCAACAATCAATTCAACAGTTAATTAACAATGCCGTGTAATTGTAAGAATAATGTCCTAAAACGAGCAAAGAACCTCTTAAATGGACGCAAATGGGAAGAGTTGGATGATATAACCTCTGGACAAATTGAAGGTCTCTATTTGGAGCAATTCAAGTCATATGGAACGGAGGAACAAATAATAAACTGGTTAAACCAAAAATAATGAACCAAGAACAAATCAAATCGTTAATAAGACACTTACTAACAGCGGTAGGTATATTACTAACCCTATTGGGGGTAGATAAACTAATTCCGGTGATAGAATACGTTCAAGGAAACTTGGATGGATTATTCGCAGCAATAACAACCGTCATAGGTATTGTAATGACTGTCATCGGATTCTTCAAAGATAAGGACAGATGGCAAAAATCGGAAGACCAAGTTTAACAACAGATAAATTGGTAGAGAGGGGGATATGGACTCCTGACTGGCAAAACAAAATTATTGAGTTGGGGAAACAAGGAAAAACCAAAACTCACATAATGGAAGAGATGATGCTTGCCAGACAAACATTCTATAGATTATATGATTCTGATGAAACCTTCAGGCACACCGTCAATAGGGCAATGGTATTATCACAGAATTGGTGGATAAATATTGCCCAAGAAAGATGGTTAAATGGGAAGGAAAAAAACATCAACTCAAACCACTGGTCACTTATGATGAGGAATATGTTTAAGGAAGATTGGTCAGATAGAAAAGAGATGGACGTGACGACACAAGGAGAGAAATTAAAAGATAGTGATATTGTTGTTAAGGTCATCCCCCCAAAAGATTTAGATGGAGATTCAGACGACTAAAATATACCTTGATATTGACAATGCCCTTCAAGAGAATAAACGATATATTTTCTTGAGGGGTTCTTCACGTTCCTCAAAAACAACAACAGCATTACAACACCTCATCGTTACAGCATTATCAAAATCCAATACACTCATCACCATTGCCAGAGAAACTCAAGTGTCCATCAAGAATACCATTCTAATGGATTTTAAGGGGGTATTAACGAACTTAAACTTATGGGAGGACTCAAGATATAACAAAGTGGAAATGGTCTATAAATTCCCCAATAATTCAATCGTTAGATTTATTGGTCTTGATGACTCCACTGGTAAGTTAAGGGGTCTCAAATCTGAATATGTAATGGTGGATGAGGTCAATACCGTATCTATGGAAGCATTCGTTCAGTTGGACATAAGATGTGAGAAATACATCATCGCAGCATACAACCCCGAAATAACGGAAGACTGGTGGGGATTACAATATGAGAACAAAGAGAATGGGTGTATGATACATAGTTCATGGAGAGACAATCCATTTCTTGATGACAGAGTGATTCAATCAATCAAAGAACTAAAGGAATTAGACCCCGATTTATATCAGATATATTCTGAAGGAAAGATTGTCCCCCCAAGAGAAAAGATATTTGTGAATTATGAGAAATACTCTGAAGAACCAAGATATAGAGAAAGATACATAGGGTTAGACTGGGGTTTCGCAACAGACCCTTGTGCTGTGGTGGAAGTGTTAATAAATGATAAAGATGTGTATTGTAAAGAATTGTTATATCAAGCAGGAACAACAAATGAAGACCTGATATTCCTTTTAAGAGAAATGGGTATAGACAGAGAAACAATCATTATTGCCGACTCGGCTGAACCCAAGTCAATACAAGATTTAAGAAGGGGAGGATTCAATATAAGGGGTGTAAAGAAAGGTTCAGGGTCTGTCTTATATGGAATACAAAAGATGAAACAAAAGAGAATACACATACACGAGGATTCACTTAATTTATATAGAGAGTTTAGTGAATTGAAATTCAAGAAGGACAGGTCAGGTCGTGTCACAAATACTCCAATGGGTGATGACCACTTGATTGATGCTGTAAGATATGTGATTACAGAGTTCGCAGATAAACCAAAAACAACATACCATTTTATATGAAAATATTATTGGACGAAAAAGAATACGAATTGGGTGACTTGACATTGTCACAATATATGAAAGTAAAAGAGATACAATCATCAGGTAAAACTATATCTGATGCTGAATTCATATCACTATTAACCAATATCCCCTTGGAAGAGATAAGACAAGCAACCATACAACAAATAAACTTTGTATCAAAGGTCTTGAATAGTTGGTTCTCAAACTTAACAACCAAACAACCCCTTAAACAAATAATAAACTATAAGGGTGAAGTATTGGGATTAACACAACCATCAACTATGACATATGGGGAATGGACAGATTTGGAAATATTAACATCTCAAGAGAATCTCAATTTAAAACATCTGGCAGCAATCCTATATCGTCCTTGTGAAACATATAACGTCAATACCCTTGAAAAAAAGATTGTTAAATACAACTATGAGGAATGTATGGAAAGAAGTAAGGATATGGATGATTTTCCAATAGGGGACATATATTCAGCAGTTTTTTTTTTCACGAAATACGCTCAACTACTTACCGACAAGCATCGGAACTCTTTGGGTCACAAGAGGAAGGAGATGAAGGAGTTGCTCCACCTGATGAAAGAACAAAAGAAGAAAAACTCAAAGACCTAACAGATTTCTACTACAAGACATATATGATATTAACAAAGGAAGACCCATTAAAATTAGATGATGTGTTAAACCTATCACTTCAGGAAGCCTTAACGTATTTATTGTATATGATAAGAAAATGGAGACAAGAGAAAGAGGAGATGGAAAAATCAAGAAAGAAAAATAGAATTAAATGAACAACTTTAAATCAATAATAGATAGTTTTGAGGCATTCGCATCACAACACCCCCTTATCAAAACATTTACATTCGGTCAAATGTCTGATACAGGACAAAATGAGGAGTTATTGGATTTTCCTTTGATGCATGTTGTTCCCCTACCTTCAACCATAAATGACACATATACCGACTTTAATTTCAATATTATATTCGCATCAATGTTGGATGACATTCAATCCAATAACATAGACATTGTGGAGACGTGTCACCTCATCCTTCAGGACTTCATAGAATACTATATAAACCAATTAAAAGATTATTCCTTCTTCTTGGTCACACCCGTTAATTTCAGTCCGTTCTTGGACAGATTTTCAATTTATGTGGCAGGTGTGGAAGCCCAAATAACCTTGAGAGTTGAAGGAACATATTGTCTATAATGGAAGAGCAGTTATTACAAGAGGTTGCCAAATTCACGGAGAAGTGGATAAAAGACCAGATAAAGAATAGACCCTTTAACAGACCGAATAAGGTGGGTGGGGTAATCAACCCCTCACCAAGAACGATTAAGGGGACTGGTCGTCTTTATAACTCCGTAGAAACAAGAGTGGAGGATGGGGACATTATCGTCCTTATGGAGTTCTATGGTGCTGATATATTATTTGGTGAAGGAAGAAGAGCGGGAGCAAAACAACCACCAATACAACCGATAAGAGATTGGGCGAGAATAGCAATACCTGGATTCACACAATTATCACAATCAAAACAAAAGGGATTGGCATTTGTAATTGCGAGAAATATAGGACAAAGAGGTATTGGAGCATTGAACCTATTTAACTTATATGATGAAGAAGTATTTGAAGTGTTTGAACAAGAAATAAATAAACTAATAGAACAAGGAGATTTTCAAGGTCTTGGATTGGATGTTGAAGAGATATTGGATAGAATTGTTCTATTGAGTAATGAAAGTTTTGAATTGTCAGTAGAATGAGTATAACAGCAATATCAACACCAGGAAGATATACACCAGCATATAATAACATTGTATATCAAGTGGAATCAACCAATCAGAATACCAAATACAAATTTAGATATGTATTTGATATTTTTATGAATAATGAAAAGATTGCCAGATTAAAAGTAACCCCACAGAATGATAATTGGGGTCAAGCAAACATTGGAAGGGTTATTCAAAATTATGTTGATTCACGTCCCATCAATATGGGGTCACCATTACAAAATGAACCCATATCAAAAGCCGTTTGGGGATGGTTAGAAAAAGATTGGTTAATCTATGATGTATTTGTTGGAGAAGAATATTCAACAACGGAAACAGGAGAACCTGTATTATATAATGGTCTTGGTTCTCAAGGAGACCCCGCATATGAACCAACAGGTGGTGATAAGAGATATGTGTTCAATGGAATAAAAGAATGGTTTGATGGAAAGACATATAACTTGTCACCATTCTATTTGGATACAACAGATTTACCTGGTGAATATGACTATAATGCTGAAGACCATAGGTTTTTAACAAATGCTCCAAGAATACAATATGTAAGACCAAACGAATGGGGGACATTATCAGCATTGAATTTTCATTTCTATCCTGAAAATATTGTGTCAGACCCCGTATACTGTGCTTTCTTTGAGTTCTTTGATGAGAATAACGTATTGTTGGTTTCAGGTAGAACATATAATCTTATAACCAATGGTGGATGGAGATTTAATTGTTCAGGTAATACAGCAGACCAACCTGTATATCCTGACTTTCAAAACAAGATGATTTCATATGTGGGGACATATCCACAAAACTTAATTGAAAATGGAATTGGATTACCACCTGAAGCAAAATATTATAGAGTGTCATTGGAGAAGTCATTGGATAATGCCGTGCCACCAACACCGACAGCAACATTAACCCCTCAACCCACAACAACACCAACGCCCACTTCAGTGACACAGACACCTGGCTTATCACCGTCACCAACTCCCACCATAACCAATACCCCATCCATAACCCCAACCATAACCCCAACAACACCGTTTGATTGTTTGGTTGGATGTAGGAGTTATGGATTGTATAACTATTCAGCATTCTTGACATTAACTGTTGAATATACCGATTGTTATACAGGTAATATTGAAACCATTGTAATTAAGGCAAATGACTCTGAAATAGTATGTGCTTGTGGAACACCTGTCAGATTATCAGGTAGTAATAATTACGATATAAACGATGAAGGAATTTGTAGATAAAAATGGCTGAACCAGATTTTACGTTATTAACAACATTAAACAGATGTGATAATAAACCATATTATTTTAAAAATACATATGGTTATGGATATGGACAAGTGGGTGAATTTTTCTGTTATAATCAAGAGGTATATGAAATAACCTCATTGGGAGGTGGTGGAGTAATAAACATTGCATTACCATCATTCTATCCTGATTATGCCACAGCATATGCGGCATGTCCTTGTGGATTATTTCCTGAAGGTGAGGTGGGTTGTCAAGAATCAGAAAGAATATCAGAATATTTTTATTATTATTTGGATAATAATTGTTCTGTTGGTGACCAACAAGTTATGTGGTTAAATACATTGGGGACTTATGACCAATATACCTTTAGAGGTAGAGAAGATACAGGATATGATATTAACAGACAAGAATATACTGAAGCACCCCCACTATATAGTGATGGATGGAATGAAATCACATATTATGGTTGGGAATATGAAACAAAGGTATGGAATAATCGTCAATCAAGAACGGGGATATTAAATACAGGATATATTCCAAAGTCAGATGCTGATTGGCTGACAGAAGAATTGTTAAGAAGTCCAAAAGTATATTTGATTGACGCTGATGGTGATTTATATCCCATCATATTGACCAATACAGAGGTGGTAAAACCAAACTTCCAAATACCAGGTCAAGTTAATATAATAATTCAATATAAGGGAGCATATCCTGAAGTAAGACAAAATAAATAATGGTTCAATTATTAGTTAAAGATATTAACAATCAATGGGTTATATTGGATTTAAACTCTGATTTGGCAATATCATTGAATAAGTCCGTTGAAGAGATTGAAGATTTAACTCAAAGAAAATCGTCATATTCAAAGACCTTTTCAATACCTGGCACAAAAAAGAATGAGACATTCTTTAAATCGTCATTTGATGTGAATGCCACAGATTTTAATAGTTCATTATTAACGGATTGTGTAATACAAGATGATGGAAACGATGTGTTTAGGGGTTCATTGAGATTAAATAAAATAACAGTAACCCCCAATGGTAATTTATATGAAGTTTATATCTTGGAAGAGATTTCATTATTATCAACATCAATACAAGAATTTACGTTATGTGATTTGGATTATTCAGATATTGACCATACGGTAGATTATGACAATATCGTCTTAACGTGGGACTTTTCTGGTGGTTCTTATTCCAACTATTCGGGCATTGTAGGAAAGGTCTTATATCCCCTTTGTAATACGGGATATGACACGTCATTGGGTTATGGTGAATGGAACTTTGGTTCATCAGGTTTAACGAACTCTGGAACCCCTTTATCCATATCTCAATTCAAGCCTTGGTTCAACGCCAAATACATCTTGGATAAGGTATTTGAAAAAGCAAACTTTTCTTATATATCAGAGTTTTTTGATTCAGATTATTTCAAAAGTATATTCTTACTTGGTGGAACAAACGATACATCAGCCACAGCGATAATTGGTGATAGACCTGAAAATCAGAATTTCTTTCACGTAAATTATGAGGGGTCATTATACATATATCCTCCTGATGGGGAATATCCAAATTATAACTATTCCACATATCAAACGATTGTATTCAATACAGAACAATACGATTATCTTCAACAATATTCATTATCCAATTTCCCTGACTCTGGACCTGGCACAGGAGGAAACTATTACCTTGTCCCCATAGACGGAGCATATCAATTCCGTATTAAACAAACAATGGGTTTATATGGAACGGTTACTACTGCCACATATATCAACGTTGTATTGAGAGATATTGATTCAGGAGCCATAATGGATTCATATACGAATGTTGTAATACCTGTGGGGTCACCAACAACATATGAATTTTTGTTTTCAGCAACATTGACAAAAGGACAAAGGATTTCAGTTCAATTCAATCGTGTATCAGGTGTTGGTTCTCCATTCAATAACATATTATTTAACCAACAAGATTCCATATATGAATCTTATGTATCACCAACTATTGTTCCCACATTGGGGGATATAAAGGTGAGTGATAATATTCTATGTATGACAGGTCTTGACTACTTAAGAAACCTGTTAAAATTGTTTAACTTGAATATCATCATAAGGGGTGAAAGAAATGTTATAATTGAACCATATGTGAATTATCTATCATCAGCATCTGGTGATACTATTAACTGGTCACAAAAGTTGGATTATTCTCAATCATATGAGATAGAACCCCTTGATTATTCATTAAACAAAAAACTGAAATTATCATATACACTTGGAACAGATTATCTGTCACAAAGACACTTTGAGAACTTTGATAAAATCTTTGGTGAGAAGATATATGAAAAACAATCTCAATTATTGACTGGTGAATTGGATATGTCAGTTGGTTTTGAGTCCATGCCTTGTGAATCAGTTGGGTCATCGGGGACAACAATGGTAATCCCCTCATTATATCGTTATGAACCCGAACAACAGATACAAATTCAACCCATTTCTAATGGTATGAAAATCGGTTTCTATTGTGGTTTGGTGCCGTTCTATACTGCGAGCACAGATACTTCATTGGCGACCTATTATATTCAATCTGGTGGGACTTCATCCATATCACATAACTACTATCCGGCAATCAATCACCTATCACAACTCACAAATGATAATGAGTTTTCTGATTTAAACTATCAACCATCGTGGGACTTCTTTAAGGGAAATGCTGACTTTGAGATATACACAGCAAATAACGTATATAATCAGTTCTATAGACAATATTTGAGTTTATTATATTCAGATGATGTGAGGTTATTTACAGGTAATTTTAAATTAACCCCTGAAGATGTATCAAACATCAATTTCAATGACAATGTATATTTCTTAAATGCTGTATGGAGATTATATGAAATATCAGATGCGGATATAACACAAGAAAGTATTGTTAAATGTAAGTTCATAAAACAACCATATGATTTGGGAAAGATTACACTCGTCCCACCAAATTATACAGAACAATCTGCTACAAGAATCCCATCCCCGACACCGACCCCTACTCCAGTATATTGTGAGCCTCATAGTTTTTATCAATCATTTAGTCAAGAAGATGTTTGTAATCAAACGGCACCAACTTCAACACTTTATTCAAATTGTTCAACGATTACTATTGGTTGTAAGGTTTATCTTGATAGTAGTTGTTCTACCCCTGTAAATGCCGGTAGATTTGTATATCCAACAGCAGCATCATCATCAAGTTATATCTATGTTGTTAGTGACTTAAATGGAACATTAGCAGAATCATTATGTTCTTAACACAATTTAATATTTATGAATAATGGCAAAGGAATTAGCAATAAAAGTTAAGTTTAGTTCAGATGGTGA